CACGGTTGATATCGTACAAGATCCATCAGCACCCGCAGCTTTCGTTAATGGAATTATGGAAGGTGTTGAGTGGGTTTGGAATAATGGCGTTATCTGTCAACAAGAAATTGAAGGAATGGAGACTGAAATTAGAAGAGCTCCACGCGCTGATCTCTACGAGACTCAGGTTCGTGAGTTTAAAAATTTCCTCTCGTTGCTCAAATCAAAATAAAAAGGAGTAAACTTTATGTCCGATGACATGAACGTCGAACTTCCTGATGAGGACAACCAAATCGAGGAAGAGTTAGACACAAAGAACGCTGAGGCACAATCCGTAGCATCAGTTGACAAGGCAGACGATAGTGTAAAAAAAGCTAAACCTCGCAAGGGTGATAACACTAAGCAAGAGCCTAGAACTAAAGCAGGTATGCTTAACGCTATGTACGGCAAGTTGTCTGCTATGAAAAAAACAGACTTACACGCGCAGTACGGTAAAATGATGGGTGAAGATTTTGAGTTAGACGAAGAAGACACTATTGAGGAAACTCATTACGACTTCTCTGACGAACTTACTAATCTAGTTGAATCTGAAGCTACCTTGTCCGATGAGTTCAAGGCAAAAACAGCTATCATCTTTGAAACTGCCATTCGTTCCAAGATCTCTGAAGAAGTTGATCGATTGGAAAATGAATATCAAGAAAAACTCGACGAGGAGCTTGAGACTACTCAAACAGACCTCGTAGAGAAAGTTGATAACTACCTTAACTATGTTGTTGAAACTTGGATGAAGGAAAACGAACTTGCTATTGAGCAAGGTATTCGTACAGAAATCGCTGAAGGGTTTATGGGCAAACTTAAAGAATTGTTTGTTGAATCCTATATCGAAGTACCCGAATCTAAAATCGACCTAGTTGACGAACTCGCAAACGAAGTAGACGAGCTTGAAGAAAAGCTCAATAACACTACTGAGTCAATGCTTGAAATGACTGTACAATTAGAAGAATACCAGCGCGAAACGGTTATCCGTGAGCATGCTAGTGATCTTGCTAATACTGAAGTCGAAAAATTACGATCTCTTGTTAATTCACTAGATTTTGAAGATCAAGAGGATTTTTCTCGCAAAGTTAAAACTGTGAAAGAATCATACTTCAAGAAAGAAAAACTTTCTAGCGAAGTAGATATCGTAGAAAATATGACTAGTGAAGGCGACGAACTTCAAGAGGTTAGTTCTTCTATGGATCGTTACATTCAAGCTGTCAAAACTTTTAAATCTTAATACCACAAGGAAACACTAATGCAAACTTATGATCGATTAGTAGAAAAGTGGGCTCCTGTTCTGAACGAAGAATCTGCAGGATCTATCACTGACAATCATCGTCGGCAAGTAACTGCCGCTGTTTTGGAAAACCAAGAACGCGCATTTGCCGAACAATCACAACAACTTAATGAGTACGGTACTCAAGCTGGCAGCGGCGCTTTAACAGGCGGAACTGGCTCAGTTGATAACTGGAATCCAGTATTAATCGCACTTGTACGTCGCGCTATGCCCAACTTGATGGCATATGACGTATGTGGTGTCCAGCCTATGTCTGGTCCTACTGGCTTGATCTTTGCTATGAAGAGCAAATACAAGACGACGCGAGCGACTAACGGCGTTACCGATGGTGACGAAGCGTTATTCAGCGAAGCTAGAACCGGTTATTCTGGTGACTCGACTGCTAGCCAATCGATTGAGACTTCTGGTCTCCAAGGATTGACTGACGCTGCACCTTCTGATTCATCTATTGGTGACTCTGCTCTTAACCGTCCTGATTTCGGTACTGGTGTATCGACTGAACGAGCAGAACGATTGGGCCTCCCCAATGAGACTGCTATTCCTGAAATGGGTTTCACCATCGAGAAATCAACTGTTACTGCAGTTTCTCGCGCGTTGAAAGCAGAATACACCATCGAATTGGCACAAGACTTGAAAGCTATTCATGGTCTTGACGCTGAAACTGAGTTGGCTAACATTCTTTCTACGGAAATTCTTGCGGAAATTAACCGTGAAGTTATTCGTACGATCAATAGCCAAGCTAAGATCGGTGCTACTACTGAAAACACTTTATTAGACGGTGTGTTTAACCTTGCTACTGATGCAGATGGCCGTTGGTCAGCTGAGAAATTCAAGGGTCTTGTAATCCAGCTCGAGCGTGAAGCGAACCAAATCGCTAAAGACACTCGTCGTGGTAAAGGTAACGTAGTAATCTGTTCTTCAGACGTTGCTACTGCTCTTTCTGCTGCTGGTATGTTAGACTACTCTCCTGCTTTGGCTACTAGCCTGCAAGTAGACGACACGGGCAACACCTTCGCTGGTGTATTGAACGGTCGTACTCGAGTATACATCGATCCGTATGCAACTGCTGACTACGTTACGGTTGGTTATAAGGGTACCAATCCTTATGACGCTGGCGTATTCTACTGCCCATACGTTCCTCTGCAGATGTTCCGTGCTGTTGCTGAAGACACCTTCCAACCGAAGATTGGCTTCAAAACTCGTTACGGCATGGTTTCTAATCCTTTCGTTGGCACAAATGCTGCGAACGGGTTGGCTACATCTAAGTCGAACCAATACTACAGAATTTTCCGAGTTGACAATATCCTCGGTTAATATTTGTAAAAATAAGAGCGGTTTTAATCGCCTTTGTAGTAAAATGAATTAGGGGGGCTTCGGCTCCCCTTTTTTTTACTCCTAAATACTTGTATGCCAAACTTAACAGACAATCTTAATTATCTTCAGCCCACTGGGTTTCGTGTTCTTATCGACAGAGAGAACTATCCTAACCTAGAATATTTTGCACAATCGGTTTCTCATCCATCAATGGAACTCAATCCTGTTGATGTTCCGTTTAAGAGACTGAACGTAGCGTTTGCTGGTGATAAAATACAACATAATCCTGTTTCCATTGTTTTTATGATGGACGAGGATATGACTGCATATATCGAAATGTACCGGTGGATGGAACGACTAGTTGCCACTCCACAAAGTAGCGCTAGTAGTAGATTTTCTAATAGTGGTGTTATACCGACTTCTAGTAATATTACGGTATCTGTTCTATCGTCTCATAATAATAACAATAAAACAATAACATATAAAAACTGTATTCCAATCTCTCTTGGCGATATCGAATTAACTGCAGTAAGCGATGGGCAATACATAACCTTTCCTGGTACGTTTCGGTTTGATTATTTTGAAGTGACATAGTAGAATAGACTACTAACACCTTGGAAACTTATATTATGAATTTAGAACAAGTCTTAGAAGACTGGAAGATCGATTGTCGTATAGACTCAACTGCAATTGACGAAACTGCTCGAGCCACGCCTGAACTCCACGCCAAATATCTTGGTATGTTATCGCAAGCCAAGCTTAAACTCAAACAACTCGAGTTTAAACAAAAAGATTTAATGAAGTTAAAATGGCTCTGGTATAACGGAAAGATGTCTCAGGAAGAAATCATAGACCTAGGGTGGGATCCAGACCCCTTTAATGGTCTAAAAATTCTCAAGGGTGATATGGAACATTATGTTGAAGCCGACCCAGAGCTGGTGGAAAGCGAAGCCAAAATCGAATACATTAAAACTTTAATAGATACATTGAAAGAGATTGTTCAAAACCTTAATTGGCGGCATCAAACTATTAAAAATATAATTGATTATAAAAAATTTGAAGCAGGGTTCTAGTGGAAACGATTGAGTTATCTCTTAAAGATCATAGTATGATTCGCGTAAACTGTTCTAGTGCGTGCGCGGCAGAACTTTCTGAGAAGTTCTCGTTTTTTGTTCCAGGTTATAAATTTATGCAACCCTACAAACGTAAGGTTTGGGACGGTAAAATTAGATTGTTTAATCGAATGAACGGAGAGATTAACGCCGGTCTCTTCGAAAAAATCAAAGTCTTCGCGGGTCAACACGGATATGGTATTCGATTAAAACGTTCTGAATATGGGTTGCCTAATGAGAAAAATGAGGTTAGCCACCTCAATATGCTTAAATGGATAGCCACAGTCGGGGCGCCATTTCTTCCTCGCGATTATCAGTACGACGCGATAACACACGCCATTGAACACAAAAGATGTTTGTTGCTATCTCCAACTGGTTCTGGCAAATCATTTATAATATACCTTATTCTTCGGTGGTATATGGCGGCGTCCTCTGAAAAAATTCTAATAGTTGTGCCGACAACAGGTCTTGTAGAACAAATGTACAAAGATTTTAAAGACTACGGTTTTGATAGTGAAAATAATTGTCATAAAATATATTCTGGAAAGGACAAAGAAACTGACAAACAAATAATTATCTCTACGTGGCAATCAATCAATAAACTTCCGAACGTTTGGTTTGAAAAATTTGGTTGTGTGTTTGGGGACGAATGCCATGGGTTTAAGGCAAAGTCTCTATCTTCTATAATGAACAAAGCGATTAATGCAGAGTATCGTTTTGGTACAACAGGGACATTAGACGGGACTCAGACAAACGAGATGGTCCTCGAGGGGCTTTTCGGGCCGGTCGAAAGAGTAACAACCACCAAAGAATTACAAGACGAGGAGACGTTAGCAAAACTTAACATCAAAGTATTACTACTCGACTATGAAGAGGAAACACGAAAATCTTTTGAAAATAAAACGTACCAAGAAGAAATTGATTTTATAGTTTCCCACGAAGGCCGTAATCGATTGATCAGTAATCTTGCTTGTGACCTTAAAGGCAACACTCTGGTTCTTTTTAACCTTGTAGATAAACACGGTAAAGTTCTCCAAGAGCTTATTAAAAATAAAATAGATAAGAACAGAAGGTTGTTTTATGTTAGCGGAGAAACTAAAACCAGTGATCGAGAAACTATACGAGGCATTGTCGAAAAGCAAACAAATAGCATTGTGTTGGCTTCTCTTGGTACTTTTTCCACTGGCATTAATATCCGGAATATTCATAATATCATATTTGCGTCTCCTTCGAAATCTCAAATCCGAGTACTTCAATCCATTGGTCGAGGATTGCGAATGAGCGATGATGGTAGAACTACTGTGTTGTATGATATTGCTGACGATTTGCATTACAAAACTCGCAAGAATTTTACATTACAACATAGCGCAGAAAGAATTAAAATCTACACTAAAGAACAGTTTCCTTTCAAAATTTTAAAAGTAGATATAAAATGAAAGAAATAAAACAATTTAAAATGACATCGGGTTCAGAAATAATTTGTGAAGTTGTTGAATGGGCAGAGGAAGAATTTAGAGAAATTGTTATTCGAAATTGCATGGAAATAATTAAAATACAAAACACTCATGAAATATTTTATGTTTTTAGACCTTGGATCCATTACCTAGAATCAAACGAAGATCTCTGTGTAATCAACTCGGATCACGTAGTTGCAACTGCTAATCCTAATCCCGCTCTTGTTGCTCAATATGATTGGGCGGTGTCTGATGCACATCAAGCAGCAGAAGAAAGAATGGAAGCGTATAAACTCGACAGACTAGCCAAGCTAGATAAAATAACGAAACGCGTAAAAAGCTTATTGGCAGGAGAAATTACAGAAGAGGATTCGGCTGCAGTCCCGAGCAACATAATACAATTCCCCATATTCTAGTTTCCCCGACGAACGATGTTCTTTATTTTACCAATAAATTATTAAAAATTCAACCCCCTTTACTTTTGGTTTAAAATGTAGTAGAGTAGTTCTCTTTGGAGTTATATTATGAGTGAAACAAAAATCAAAAAACAAGATCGCCCGCATTATGTGAATAACGCAGATTTTTCTGAGGCGGTAGTTCAATATGTTATTTCTGCGAGAGAAGCGAAAGAGAAAAAAATTAAAAAGCCAGTAATTCCCGATTACATCGCTCGATGTTTTCTTAAGATCTCAGAAGGTCTTTCTCACAAAGCGAACTTTGTTCGATACACCTATCGAGAAGAGATGGTGATGGACGCTGTCGAAAATTGTCTCAAAGCAATTGAGAACTATAATCTAGAGACAGCCACTAGGACAGGCAAACCAAACGCTTTTGCCTATTTCACACAAATCTCTTGGTACGCTTTCCTGCGCCGTATACAGAAAGAAAAGAAACAACAAGACATAAAGATGAAGTATCTTTCTGAGACTGGTTTCGAATTCCTTATACAAGAAGAGTTAAACCAAAACCCCGCAGCTAAAGCTACTCACGCCTTTGTTGAAGAGTTGAGATTTAGAATCGATGCGGTAAAATCTTATGATGAAACTATAAATGTTTATAGCAAAAAAGAGAGAAAGAAAAGAACGATCTCTGTTGATTCAGACCTTACGCCTTTTATGGATTAAACAATATGAAGATAGCGATTCTTAATGACACACACTGCGGCATTCGTAATAGTTCTGAAATTTTTATGGACTACCAGGAAAAATTTTATCGCGACATATTTTTTCCGTTTTTAGAGGAAAACGATATAGATAAAATATTACATCTGGGAGATTATTATGACAATCGTACGTCAATTAATTTTAAAGCACTTAACCACAATCGCCGCATATTTCTTGATCAACTTCGGGATCGTCGGATCCATATGGATATCATCCCAGGTAATCATGATGTTTACTACAAAAACACTAATAGGTTAAATGCCCTCAAAGAACTTCAGGGTCATTACATGGGCGAGATTCGAATTATCGAAGAGCCTACCGTAGTAGATTATGATGGATTTAATGTCGCGTTAGTGCCGTGGATCAATCCAGAGAATGAAGAAAAGGCGGTAAACTTCATTCAGAATTGTAAAGCGGATATCTGCGCCGCGCATCTAGAGCTGAATGGTTTTGAGATGCAGAAAGGTGTTCCCTGTTCTGACGGTATGAGTCCTTCGATATTCGATCGATTTGACGCGGTCCTTTCTGGACATTTCCATACAAAATCCCACAAAGAAAATATCCATTACCTTGGGTCTCAGATGCAATTCTTCTGGTCTGATTGTAATGATCGGAAATACTTCCATGTTCTAGACACAGAGACTCGCGAGATAGAGGCTGTTGAGAATCCTGTAACGATATTTGAAAAACTGCATTGGGATGATACAAACAATAATTATGCTCTCAAAGATGTCTCTTACTTAGACGAAAAGTTTGTGAAATTAATTGTGGTCAATAAAACTAAACCAGCAGAGTTTGAAAAGTTTGTTGACAGAATCAACAGTCGTAAGATACACGGACTGCAAATTGCAGAGAACTTTCAGGACTTTGGTGGCTCTCAGGTAGAGGATGAAAACATCTCACTTGAATCCACAGATCGTTTACTGTATAGTTACATAGATGCAGTGGATACAGATCTGAATAAAGATCGAATCAAGTCTGAAGTCCGCGAACTTATGGTTGAAGCGCAAAGTCTGGAGCACGTGTGATTAAATTTCATACCCTGAAGTATAAAAACTTCCTCAGCACTGGTGATAGTTGGACTGAGGTTGATTTCGAAAACAGCAAGACCACATTGGTAGTAGGACAGAACGGGGCGGGTAAGTCTACCATGCTAGACGCTCTCTCTTATGCTCTGTTTGGCAAAGCCCATCGAAACATAAACAAGCCACAACTGATCAACAGTATTAATCAAAAAGATATGCTGGTTGAGGTAAAGTTTAGTGTAGAGGGTTCACTATATACTATTATACGTGGTTTGAAAAGAACCAAGTTCGAGATCTGGCGGGACGATGTTCTTATCAATCAAGATTCTCATAGTAAAGACCACCAAAAAATTCTAGAACAAAATATTTTAAAACTTAACCACAAGTCGTTTCACCAAATCGTAGTTCTGGGGTCTTCTTCTTTTGTTCCTTTTATGCAATTACCCTCGCATATTCGTAGAGAAGTCATCGAAGATTTATTAGATATTAATGTCTTCTCTACGATGAACCAACTCCTTAAACAGAAAACTGCATTACTTAAAGATTCATTGTCATCAAACAGTCATGAGTTGCAGCTGGTTCAAACTAAAATTGACGCACAAAAGACACACCTATGTGAGATACAAAAAATCTCTGAATCTGCGAAACAAGAAAAGCTAGACAATATTGCTAACGAAAAAGCAGAGCTGGCTCTTCTAAATGTTTTAGTGACAAATTGGGAAGATAATGTTTTATCTGACCTTCAAACCCGTCAGACTGCATTGGACACTAAGATCAACGAGATGGGTAAGTATGTCTTTCAGTTTAACTCTAAGCAGAAAGCATCTAACAAAGAGATTAAATTCTATGAAGACAACGAAGACTGCCCCACCTGTCAGCAAGCCATCGAGTCCTCCTTCCGATTGGATAAGGTACAGAACGCCAAA